ACGGAATTAAAACCAACCGGAACCTCGCTATAGGTGACATCGCAAGCGCCGCCGTTGTCGCCGGGGTTACCGCTCGCAAGGGTAATGGCCGACCACTCCTCAGCCGAAGTCGGCTCGATGCTGGTCGTGTTGTACGAGGTCTGGGTCAAGCCAGTACCTTGAGGATACTCTCCGCGCTCAATCATATTGAGCCACATCGAGCGATACGAGGCGCGTTTATAGACGTCCTGCGCGAGCGACTCAGTCGCTACGGCGAAGGCGTTGAAGACATTAGGACAAGCCATATTGAGAAAAAATTAAACCGACGTTATCTGCATTTGGTAGGCCATTCTATCCATCCATCAAACGATGGCGGATCGGACCTACGCGCTGACCGATGCGGAGCGTCATTGCCGCTTAGACAGTTTTGCGATGGCTGACCAAGCCTCCGCCTTGCTTAGGGTCGATAAGCCGGATGGATACATTTTATGTATCACGAGTCAATTAGAATATAGTTACCTCGTCGGTCAGTTCACTCTGATCCGCCATGTAGGTTTTGTATCCTTTGATGAGCGTTCCGATTCTATGCGGCTGGATGATATGCTCCTTCGCAATGAATCCTCGGAACGTATACGGACCGGGGAATTGACCCGTCATCAGAGCGTAGAAATCCACGCCATCGGTCTTCGAACCCTTTCGCGCATCGACCAGCAGCTTGCCATTCTCGTACTTCGTCGTCTTCACATCGATGCGAATGCCCGGTGGAATGGGAGGGATAATCGCGTCGTAGAGCGGGTGCGGAGGCTCTCGATCCGTGTCGATGTCGGGATAGACATTAAATAGCTTACAGAAGGCTATCTCGCCGCACACGCCCTCTAGATCCACCGTCGCAGGGTCATCCGCGCTTATCTTCAAGTTCGTCAGATTGAAATGACGATTATTGCCGGAACGATTCTTGGCTACGAAGTGGGCCAACTTCCTCTCAGCTTGATTGAGAGAAATAACTTGACCAATTTTAATTTTACTTAACATGGTCAAAAAGACGGAAAATTTTTGAGGGGGGTATCGTAAACGAAGCCACCCCGCAAAGGGGGTGCCAGGTCTTACGTCAATAATCGTGCCATTCTGTGGAAAAACAATCCTTTTGTCCCATTAGATTTACTAATCCTGACTATAAGTTTTCCCCCGTTGTACAATGTGTGTTATCTTCACTTCGAGACGACAACCTCAGCGAACCGGTCCGGCATGCTGCCCAATAGGTTTATCGACACAGACGTTGCTTCACCTTGCTCCGACCAGCCAAAGACCAGCGCGCTTCGCTTAGCTACGCTGTTCAGTATCGTCTCGCGAGTTGCCTCGTCCTTCAGGCCGTCTAGGTCGTAAGAGTCAACGCGCTCAAGCGTAGAAGCCGCGTCGGCCGCGAGCTTAGAACGTACCAAAGCCGATAGACTTTCTAGGGATTGGGTTTTCTTTTCAATGCAAACCGTTTGCATTTGCGCCTTCACTTTCGTAATCCCTTCGCGGCACGCCCTACTGCGCAGAGTATTTATAGGCACGCTCAAATCGCTTGCAATTGCCGCCCACTCTTTCCCGCTGAGATACTGCGCCGTTGCGCTCTTCCATTGCTTGGCCGTCATCCTGAGATGATTGGCCGTTGCGCCGTCCGTTGCAACTCCGCTCTTCCCCGCTCAAAAATTCGATTTTTGACTTCGCCAGTGGTTCTCCTCTCAAAAATTTTTCCCTCATTTTCCCCAATGAATCCGGCCCTTTTCACTCTTTCTCAAAAGAAAAAGCAAAATTTATTTTGACTCCCTCCGCTCCGTTGCCCATAGTCGCTCCATGAAAGAAAACCTCCTCACTGCAGTGGCCGACAGCGCAGCAACTGCGCTCCCGGTTGACGTCGCCATCTCATTCGCCAACGTTGACGCTGCAATCAGCTTTCTGCGCTCCCGTTTCGTTGACGTTGACTACGACACGTTCCCCAATCGAGTCACAATTTTTGGCGATGACCAACGAATCGAAGGCGACGAAGACGCGGGCCTTTGGGTTCTTAATCTCGTTTTCGCTCCCGCTCCCGCTCGTTTTGGTGACGTCAACGCTATCTAATCCCATGCGCCGCATCACCCTAAAACGACTCCTCATTGCAGCTCTAATAATCTGCGCCGTCCTAATCCAAGCATATCTAGAATCATCCCTAGGTTTCACTCCTAACCATTAACCCAATGAACGTTCATCTAACCCTCAAATCTTCAAACGTCAAAACCGGCCCAATCCCGGTGTCAACCTCATCGGCCGTCACATGCTCCGACGCATGCCCATTCAAGAAAGACGGTTGCTATGCTGACTCCGGTCCTTTGGCTCTTCATTGGTCAAAGGTGACAAGCGGACAACGCGGTTTTGATTGGTCCGCTTTCCTAGGTAAGATCCGTTCCTTTCCAGCTGGTCAATTGTGGCGTCACAATCAGGCGGGGGACTTGCCGGGTGTTGGTGATTCAATTGACGCAACCGCACTAGATGAACTTGCAACCGCCAATGTCGGCAAACGCGGATTTACTTACACCCATAAACCGTTGACACCCGACAATCTGTCCGCACTACGGTCCGCCAATGAACGCGGTTTTGTTGTCAATCTGTCCGCCAATTCGATTTCACATGCCGACACACTTGCCAAGCTAGGCCTTCCGGTTGCGGCCGTTGTCCCTCAGGACAGCGCGGACCGATTCACCACACCCGAAGGAAACCGCGTAGTTATCTGTCCAGCACAACGCGTTGACGGTATTTCATGCAATACATGCCGACTCTGCGCGAAAGGAAACCGTGGGTTTATCGTGGGTTTCAAACCACACGGAACGGGTGCCAAACGCGTTCAACGCATCACAACGGCCGGTTGACGGTCCGCTTCAATCTATCGGCCGTCGGTAGGTTGACGCGTATCTTCAATCCATCAAATCAAATCAAACCACATGAAAGAAAACTACCCATCGAATCAAACCGAAAAGCTCGAATGCGCCTTGCGCCTTTTGCTGTCGGCATTTGACAAGCAACTAGACAACGGACAAAGAGTAAATCAAACCTTCAAATTCGAAGTAAAAGAAGCTTTTCGCGGGCCAGTACTTGCCGCACGCCTCGCTTTGCAATCCATCAAATCCAACGAATAAAATAACATGGCCACACTATCAAACAACGGTTTCGAAACCGCGCGGTTCAATCAATTGAAAGCTTCGTTTTCCGTGCGCTCAAACGGTAAAGTTCTCAAAAACGACGGTTTCGGATGGAAGGTTTTCCATCTTAAGCCTGAACACACGGCCGAAACCTTTCGCGCGCATTACGAGGCTATCGAATCGAAGCTTTCGCAACCTTACAGGATTTACCGCGCGGCCGTACAGGCAGAGTTTCCGCTCCCGGTTCGTTGGCAATATCTCATCCTTCGGGATTTATTGGGCGACGATATTGACGGGATTTATTCGGATTTACAGGACCGACATATTTACACTGATTTAGACACCCTACAGGAACTTCACGAATTGCATAAAACCTATCGCGCGGAATACGAGGCGCGCAAATCAGGAAAGGTTACCGCTTGAAACTCGCAGAATTTATCCGCCTACGCGCCTTCGAAGATCCTTTCATTCTGTCAGGCGAAAAGTGGCAATTTGTCACCGTCAAACGCGCCGACGGGGCAGAGGATATTGGAGTCTATCGCTTCTCAACCGACTTGTGCCACGAATACGCAGACTTTCGCGCCCTCTTTAACTTAGCCTAAACCCAACGCATCCAATGAAATCAATTCAACGAATCGAAAACGCGGTAAATAATCTCATCAACGGTAACCTCACGCACGCACGCAAGTCCGCGCGCGGCCTGACATACTCTGACATATTTGATTGGCTGACTGGTCCTGTCGGATGGCCAGAAAACCGTTCCCGCGCATGCGCGGATTATCTGATCGGCCGCATAGATTACCGCACCTATTGCAAATCGGACCGTTGACCTATCCTCCGCGCATCATGCGAAAGCGTGCTGCGACAGGGTAGGCCACAAGTCCTTCTCAACCAACGAAAGCATCCAATGAAAACCGTATCAATTAAACTGGCGAACTACGCCAGTGCCATGAATTGCAGCATATTGGCCAACAACGCCGGTGACTTGTGTCTTCTCGAAAGGTATCGAGACGATGAAGGAAAAACGATCGTTCGCCTTTCGCCGCATCCCGGCGACTACCATGCGGAAGAAAAATGGTTGGAAGGGATAGCCTCCGGCGAAGCTGCAAAAATGATTCTCTAAAATCCCATGAAATACACTCTTCACGACACATTTAACGGCGGAACCGTATCGGTTCACCGCTCAATCGAAGCCGCAGTCCGCGCATCCTATCGTTTCTCGCGTGCGGTTAAGCGAGCGAACGGAAAAAACTCATTTATCACGACCGAAATTCGTTGCGACGGTAAGCGACTGGATGAAAACCAGCAGGAAGCCGCGCAGGGAATCCAATGGGCAATCGAAACCGGAACTTTACGCGCCTGAACCAATGAAAACCCATACCCCCGGCCCTTGGCTTGCAACGCCCACGACAGGCAATCCGCACAACCCTAACAGCCTCCGCATGGATATCGTCACGACGACTGGCGAATGGAATCCGGCGTTTATTGCTGGTGACATACTGCCAGAGGATGCGCGCCTTATCGCCTCCGCCCCCGATCTTCTCTCCGCCCTCGAACGCCTCGCGCATCCGATGGCCGATGACGACGATCTGGACTACGCTCGCGCCATCATCAGGAAGGCGAAAGGACAGCAATGAAGGCCAAAAACATTCTTAAATCAGACTCCATGCATGGCATGAAAGCGGGAACTTGCCTAACCTGTCTCGACAGCTATTTACTTTGTGAGCATCGAGCGGAAGAGAGGAGTGCGGAACAGCGTGTTTCCAAAGCGGTTGCCAAGTGCGTGGAATCATTGAAAGCTGGCAATCTTCAACGGATTGCCTCGCGGCATGAGCTTGAAAGCGACGAATTTTCAACGGCATTTCAAAAGGCACTGGAACTTGTTTAATCCCACGAATAAACCGCATCCGCGCATCAAATCATGCATCCATTGCTTCTTTCGGCCCTGATTCAAATCGAATCGAACGGAAATGATCTTGCCCGTGGCCGTCACGGCGAACTTGGCGCGCTCCAGATCAAGCCGATCATGGTCCGCGACGTGAATCGCATCATGGGGACGCATTACGCGCACGCCCAAGTCACCAACCGCGCCGTCGCGACGTTCATCGCAAACGCATACCTTTCGCATTACGGACGCAATCTCAGCGACGAATCGCTGGCACGCATCTGGCAGGGTGGGCCAACAGCCATCAAGCGGTCCTCCTCCCGCGCCTATGGTCGTCGCGTGATGCGAAAACTTTCCTCTCTCGAAACCAATCAAACAACAGCAAAGAAATGAAACTAACCATCCAAAGCAAAGCCAATGCGCAAACCATTGTCGATCTGTTCAACGCCATCCTAACCGGCGAGGAGCAAGAATCCGGCGCGACACCGCTCTCAATTTACGACGACAACAAACATATCTGCTCCCTCATCGCGAAGGATGGCACTCAAATCCTTGAACTCATCATCGAGCGCGAGGATGGCGATAAGCTCTGCCCCGGTACACCTGATCTGGAGACGTTATGATGAACCGAAATATCCCGCTCGATGAGTTGGCCAAACAACTTGAGCTGATGGCCGATGATTTTAAGAATCCTTTCATCGCATCCGCATCAACCCGTCTCGCGCACGTCGCCGCCGCGCTCACCTGCCTTCAGGACGCGCTTTTCTACGTTCGAATGTACCAGTGCGCGGATACGACCGGCGAGGGCGAGAAACGACGACAACAACTCATCGACGATTCGGAGACGATCATCAGCGTCATCCGCACGGGAGGACTGTATCCATGAGCCGCAATCAATTCGCCCCGCCCAAGTACAAAGTCCAGCTAAGCGGCGCGATTGGCTGGTCCGACATGAAGGAGCGGGTCGTCAGCTATCAGACGGTCGAATTCGAGTCGCGTAAGGATGCTGAACGAGCGGCTCGCGAGCTAAACCCCGGCGAGTACACGCAGGGGCGGATTCGAGTTGTCCCGGTCGAACTCAGCGAGGACTACGATGTCTATCCGGTCGCAGAACGATCCAAGCCGTGAACCCACCGTGCATCATCATCCCGTCAATCTTGTCGAATTCTGTGCCGGATATTGCGGCATTGGAATTGGACTCAAGTCGGCTATCCCGCATCTACGCACTGTCGCTTACGTCGAAAGGGAAGCATACGCCGTCGCAAATCTGGCTGCGAAAATTGAAGAGGGACGACTGGATGCAGCACCTATCTGGACGGACCTGCTCGCCTTCCCATACGCAAAATTTCGAGGACTGGTGGATATCGCGAGTGCGGGAATCCCTTGTCAGCCCCATAGCCACGCCGGACTCCGTAAAGGTGGAGCCGATGAAAGATTTCTCTTTAACGACTGGCTCATTGGACTCCAGCAAATGCGTCCGCGCTGCATCCTCATCGAAAACGTCGAAGGCTTGCTTACCAGTCTTATGCCAGACGGAACTCTTTGCATCCGATGGACGCTGGAGAGATTGGAGCGCATGGGCTACCGCGTTGCGAGCGGACTATTCAGCGCGGAAGAATGCGGCGCGCCACATATTAGGAAGCGGGTCTGGATTCTGGCCTACGCCGACAGCGAACGAGGACAAAGATCAGAATGCTTCCTTCGCGACGCTTGCGCGACTGGACCGGGGGGGGCGTATCTTGCGACGGATAGCGACATTGACGATGCGTGGAAGTGGCCCAGTGGACCAAATGAACCTCAGCGATGGTGGGAACCGGCGCGAACGCTTGAATCCAGCTTGGGTCGAAAGTCTGCTCGGTCTGCCGTTATCTTGGACCGCTTGCGACTCCTCGGAAACGGAGTCGTCCCCGCAACCGCTAGTCTAGCATTCCGCACTCTCGCACGAAAAATCCTCGGATAACTTTTCGCCGGATAAAAGTAGGCCAATAAACCTCATTCGCACCATGCCATTTCATCGATTCGATTCTAGCGCGGACACACGCGAAACCGTCCGTAGAGCCGCAAAACAGCTTACGAACGCTCTACGGGGCGTTTCTGATCGATTGCGAGGCATTCCCGCTGCCCTACATGACCGACAAAGCGACAAGAACACTTCACATATCCTTTTCCGAAACGGAAGCGGCACCGCCCCCAAAGGCGGAGCGCAAGCATTCCGTTTTCGGAATAAGCCTCTCCCCTTTTTTAGAAAGGGGAGGCTTATCTTTAGATGAGCTAGGTAGACCAAGGGTAACTTAGAAGGAGCCATTGGTAGATTTACGTTGACTAGACGACAAAAGAGACTTATCTGTTTTCCATCATGAGTTACTTATCAAATGGCTCCACGCTTCGTTCGACGTTTCGAGAAATGCCGCCGAAGAGGCACAATCTGAATTCGGAGAAGTCCGAGTTGTTGGCCTACATTGTCGAGACGATTGGCGGTGGGTTGGTCGAGGCTAATCGGGCGTTTGGCTCGATGCGGAACGTCAAGAGTCAGGTCTTGGTTTTTGATCGAACCCATCG